CCTTGTCGCGTAATTGCACTAACGGATCAACCTGGCCTTCTCCGGGCGGTAGCAGTGCTGTCATAATCTCTTCCGTGTAAGTAGCGATAAGCTCGGCAACCCTAGCTTCCACATCCACTTGTTGTGCCTGTTGCCCCATCTGTTGTGCTTGCTGATCCGCCATCATCATTTCCGCCGATACTACTCCTCTGGCCTTGAATGCTATATGTTCACAAATATGGGCCTGAAGGAGAGCAAATATAGGAGGCGTAGACGCTGGAATCGGCGTCTTCATAAACATCATATGGGCCGCGATGTGAGCGTCATGATCCTGTGTCGGGAACGCCTGAAGCAATTCCTGAATAATGGACTTGGCATTCTCTATAGCTGGGTCCGTTGGCTGCGGGGGCTTCGGCGTTGGTAAAATACCCTCAATATTCTGCACCCCAATCGCTTGGTAGATACGACGGTACGCTTCAAACAGATTATGCATCTCTGGATTGGTTTGAGCCAATTGTAGTTGAGTTTGGGCAAGCGCAAGCCTTTGCGACATTGAGAAGATATTCGGGTCAGAAACTGGTATAATATCAACACGTTCATCGAAGTCTGCCTGTTTGATAAGGGCTTCGGCGCCCCATACATTGTAAGGGTACATAGGAGGTAATGATTCAGCGAACACCCTGGCTAGCATCCTAAATTCAATTTTCTGTGCATAGTGTAACCGCTTGTGTATGGCTGACATCACCTTTGACCCTCGCTCGAGAAGAGCGACGGTCGTTCCTACGGCGGCTTGCTGGTTGCCATCACCAACTTGCAAGTCCGCTATTGCCGCGAAACGCCTTCCGGCATCCACGACAAATCCGAGAAGAGCCATAAGCGTCTGGCTCGGTTCCTTATACGGAAGTGGAAGAATACTTTCTTTAAGAGCTCCTCCAGGAACGTCAATGTCACGAAACTCACCGGGAGAAAGAGGTTCGTCAGCATCACGAATACGAATGCCACGTGCCTTGAACCCAGCGGGGAGATTCGCCAATGTACCAGCATCAATCAATTGTCTCAGGATGGAAGTTGCAGAACGCCCAAGTCCACCAATCATGTGGAGTAGACCCAGCCCATAGAAGCCTAGTCCAGGCAAAAACTTGTAATGAGTAAAGTACTGGATCTTACGATAGAACTCGTCCCCTTCTTTCCAGTTACGACGAATGGCTAGAATCTTGGAACTTCCTTCGTCAATAGTAATTATGTAAGGAAGCTTGATCCCAGTTGGTTCGCCATCGAGGGGACTGCGATGCTCAAACCCTGCCAGATCCAGATCCGTATGTATCTCCAGTAAGGTGCAATCGTCAGTGTCCGTCGTTTTCATAATACCAGATAAATCCCGCTCTTTCTCGCGGAGCTCGTCGTCCCCTACATAGGGCTTTAACTCGATATCCCGGTAAAAGCCCCCAGCCTGGAACTTGCGGATGTCATTCTCGTTCATGCGAATGACGTGAATAATACGGGATGCGGACGACAAATCGGCTGCGTTGTACGGTACAAGCAAATCGTCAGCCGGCACAAACCGCGCTACGGCACGATCCAGAATGTCATCGAAATATACCTTCTTGAACGCGCTCCCTGCCAATGGAAGATAGAACAGCAGCCGGTCTGTCTCAGGATCGAACTCCTCCATGACATGGATAATCTGATAGTTCATAAACTCCTTGACACGTTCCGCTTGCATTTCAGTTTCAGGGTTGGACGACCCAACAATCTGCGTCCGCACAGGACCTGAACTCGGCAAAAGCTCTTTATAAGCTTGGGCCTGGAACTGAGTTACAGCTTCTGCAATAAGGGGGTGGGTAACGCCGCTCGAACCACGGAAAGGTTCTTCCCGTTCCTGGTATTTAATCCCTAATAGTTCCAGACCATCGGTATAGGCGTTTTCCCACTCCTGACGGCTGGACCTGTCATCCTCATAAAAAGCCAGCATCTCACTGGAAATTTCCATGAGAATGCGTTCGTCCACTAACTCTGCAAGATTTGCATCCGGGTCAGCCTGAAGTTCCTCCTGGAGCATGTCCTCGAAATTTACGACTACAGAACCATCTTCCTGTTCCAACATTTCTGTCGGTTCTTCGATTTGCTCAACTTCGATCTCTTCTTCCGTCAGACCGCCTAGAGGCATCCCTTGCGCGGGGATCGCACTATCGACCATTGCTGAACGACCATTCGCCATTATTTAGTCACCCCTTTGAATTTCTCGTAGGTGCGGAGTCCACCTAATCCTAACATACCTAATAGCACAGGCATCATGGTACTTAAATCAAGATGTGGCAACTGCACGAGATCCCCCGTCTGTGCCATTACGAACATGGCTATGGGCTGGGCCACGTAGGTATAGAAAAGGGCCAAGCCGCAAGTCCATCCGACAAAGGGGCGCCAACCAGCCACAAACATACTTCGATGCGCGGCTTCCTGCTTGTTGACCTCTAACTGCGCTATATCAATCTTGGCCAGATGCTCGGCCAGTTTCGCCTCAATCTCTCTCGCTGCACGTTCTTTCTCTTCCTTGTTCGGGAAGAACCGATCCAGTACATCCCCCACTACGGGGAGAAGACTCGGTAGAAGTGCAGCTATAGGCATTACTTGCCACTTCCGTTAATCATGTCACGCAACTTATTGGTATACTGCCACAACGCGGAAACCTGTTTCTCGTGCATTTCCACTTGAGCTTTTAACCTTGTAGTCTGCACAAAAGTATTTCTCGACATAATGTCGTCCACATCTTTTCTGAGCTCTTTTACACTGGAAGACAACTTTACCGCAACTACTACCAGCGCCAATAGTCCCATGACCTGTTGCCAGTACTGGGTAACAAACGCTACTTCAGACGGCATTTATTCATACTCTGGATGATGTTTACGCCAAATTTCCTCGTTTACACAAAGATTGTTGTACGGCGGTTCCATATCTAATGATACACGCAGTTTATCCAATTCTATTGTGCATTTTTTCTGCATCTCAACAGGGTCCTGAAGCATGTGCCGCTCAATCTCAAACGGGGGTGAAATATAGCGTACCCAATCATCAGGGGACAAACAATTTCCCGTTGAGATTGGGCACACCGATAGGATGGCAAGAAAAAGAACAATCTCCATCAGGAGCGTCCTTTCTCCCTTAGAATTAACCCAACTGCAGCTACGGCTATACCAGCCATAATTGCTATGGGTTGTGTCCAAACTACTCCGATACCCACAAGACCCGCGCCGACAGCGGCCCAAGTCGAAGGCTCAGAGATGCGATGTTGAATCCATGCAACCATGCATCACTCCTAATAATATGTACGAGGTGTAGGCTTGTACACAGGTTCGTTATCTTCCTCGTCACTGTCAAGTCGAACAAACCCTCCCTTACGGTATCTAATAAGTGCCATGGACATCGAATCGCAGTAATCGTCGTAGTCACCGTTGGGAAACGCCGCACACTCGTCTATCACTTCCTCCGAAAACTTTTTCTCCGGTGCCCACACTTTCCCGGACTCGAATATCGGTGCGACCATATGCATCCTGGTGTGCTTGTCCTTCCCCTTGCTCGGCGTGTAATTCACTACAGGAATCCCCATCGTCCGTAACTCGTCCGTGAGCGGTGTACCCGTGGCCTTCGCCTCGATGAGTACCATGTCGGGTTCCCAGTACTTGTACTCCTTCAACGCTTTCGCCTTGAGCTCGGGGAAGTCCCACCGTCCGCGCTGCGCGTCCATCAGTATGATGTTGTCCGCTCCCCCCTCCTCCGGGTGAAACACCCCCCAGGTGGTAATGGCCGAGTAATCCGCAGTCTCCTTCTTCGAGAACGCCGTGTCGTAACTCTGCATAATGTAGCTCACGACAGGAGTACCTTCCTTCTCCCACTTGTTCCACCATTCCTTCTTGATGATGGCCCCTTCCTCGGCTGTAGGATTCTGCTGCCACTGTGCATTCCACTTACTAAGCGAAAGCGAAGCCTTGACACGCAGTAACTCGTCCTTATTCCAGAACTCAGGCCACAGTACGTTGCCGCTCGGCAGTATGGCGGGGAACTCCACGATATCCCACTGGTCGGCCATAATATCCGACCCCTGGGCCTTGATAAGTTTGCCGGTGAGATCCTTCAGGGACCACCGCGTCATCACTATTACAATAGACCCGCCCGGTTGTAGACGCTGACGGGGTCCAGAGGTGTACCACTCGTAGGCGTGTTCCATCGCCGTTTCAGATAAGGCGTCCTGTTCCGAATGCGGGTCATCAATAATGAGAAGGTCAGCACCGCGACCCGTAATCGCACCGCCCACACCAGCCGCGTAATACTCACCCCCCTGACCCGTTTCCCAGCGGCCAGCCGCCTT